GACCAACATAAGCATCAACAACTTGAAGATTGGCCAATCTGTTCTGAAGTAGTTCAGCATCTTTTAGTTCAGTGAAGTTATTATCTTTGAGAAAGTCGTACCAGATATACTCTTTGAACTCTTTCCATTCTTCTTCTGTACATACTCTTTTAAGTACTAACTGTACACGGAGCAAGTCATCAAATAGTGTTGAGAACTTTGCTCTGAGCCTTTCAATAAACTTGTTGAACTTTAGTTCATCTCTAGTAATCTCTGTTGAGCGACCAAGAGAAAAACCTTGCTGTGGTTCAAGTCTTGATAGAGGAACACCAAGTGCCTTGTATAGTTTCTTTTCAAAATACTTTACATCTTCAAGTTCACCAAGGTTCTGACCACCAGGTAGTGTATCAATCTGAGTACCACGACCACCTTCTCTGCGAGGTAGCCAGAAGTCTTCAAGCATTGATAGATGCTTTCTATCATCCTTGACTTCACCTGTAGAAGCATCATAAACTAGCTTGTTGCGATACTTGACCATTGTATCGCGGAGATACTGTTCAGCTTTGATAGTTGGCATGTTACCAACATCAATGTAGAAGATACGGCGCTCAGGTGCGCGAGATAGTCTATAGATAACAATAGCATCTTCAACCATACGCAACTGATTCAGTGGTTTGATGGCCTTATGGAGATAAGAGAGAACCATTGCTCTCTTGGCATCCATGATACCTGAATTGCAGTTTACTACAGCATCTTTAGCAATCTTTGCGCCAAGATTTGAGTGAGTACCTACAACACCACGTTCATTGTAGAGATAGTATTCATTGACCTGTGCGACTGTTTCCATTCCAGTCTTTGAATCTTTCTTCTTCTTTACTTCACGAATCTTGCGGATTCTTCTTGGGTCAATGTAACGAACTTCTTTGATACCTTGAATAGGCGCTTCATTATCAATAACAATGTGATAGAATAGTCTACCATCAATGTACCAGCGTCTGAATATTTCATGACCCATATTACCAAAGTCTAGTGTGCGAAGAATATACTCAAACTCTTCTTTGATTTTTCTCTTGATAGAAGCTGGTTGCTTTAGTTCATCGGTATTGATTTCTACTGAGTTACCAGATTCATCTTGAACAATAGCTTCATTGACAATCTCATCAATAGCCGTTTCAAGTTCAGGCTGAATGGACATTTCACGATAGCGAGTAATGAGTTCAATCTCATTACGCACTGTCCCATCAAGGTCCACATATGTACCGTAGTAAGACCCAGATTGAACAGTTACAGCGCCATCATCGTTTTGCGGAATCGCAAACGTCTGCTGGCGGTCTTCTTCATCTTTAGTTTTTCTGCGGGTTATCTCAAAACCAAATAATTGGATGGCCATTCACTAATGCTCCGATGCGCTATGTTGATGATGGGGAGACCGAAGTCTCCCCACTCTTTTTATTATATATGCTTAGAAAATATCGACGTTTTCTTCAGCGCCATCATCTTGTGGAGTCTGTTGCCACCACTGATAGGCGAAGGTTACAGCATACTCTTCAATGGTATCATTAGCAGCCCAGTCAAGGTCGATTGGGCTAATGTCAATTGGAAACATACCAACTAGCTTATAACGCTTTAGTTTATTTCCTGATTTACCAAACTGTACAACATAACCATCGGTCTGATATGATTCAGGACCACCTTCTGGATTTACAAGTTGTGGATTTCTAATGTTTGTACCGTGACTATTCAAGCCATTCATCCATAGTTCGAATGCTTGGTGAACTTTGAAGTCTTCATCATTGATGATAGTAACAGTCCACTCAGGGAAAATTCTGTTACCAGCAAATTTAAGTTCACGCCCAAAGTAGTTGACAGGAATCTGGTTAACAGTTGAACCAGGTAGCTGTGCTGCACGACACATGAACCTAAATTTTTCCGAAACATTTAGACTATCACCTTGCGTTATAGGTAGTGGAAAATTTACTTCACAATGAAATAGATTGGGACGAGCCCCATCAAATTGCATCGCTGATCTAAATTCTTGTACTGAAAAAGCCATTTTGTTTTACTCCTGTTACTGTTCTATTAGAATCTACCGACGATTTCTTCAAACGCAACACCAGTTCTTACAGCTACGAAGTTTAGCTGAATGAAGTTGATAGAACGAGCAGGCTTGATGTAAATATCACCAACAAACTCGTTTCTGTCAATAACTTCTGGAGTATTGTTTGTCTCGTCACAGACAACACGGAAGTCAAAGATGCCTCTTCTTCCCTGCACACCTCTTAGATATGGTTCTACAAGTGCTACGAACTGCGCTCTTGTAAATGAATCGTTGAACTCAAAGAGTGAGTACTTAGCTGCTCTAGCAATGGCCTTCTCTAGTACGATGAATAGACGGCGTACATTGATACGGTCAAATGCTGATGGCTTGGCCAATAGTGTCTTGTCACCAAACAGTACGATACCTTCGCCAGGGAATGAGTTTACTGGGTTGATGCCGTTCTTGTATAGGTCATCACGTTCAGCCTTAGTTGGATACCAGGCTAGCTTGATGACATTGCGTAGTTGCCCACGATTGAAGCCAGCTGGTGAGAACCAAGGGTCACGCTCAAAGTCTGTGCGTACACAAAGACCAGCAATATGACCATTGAGAGGTACCCAGCGATAGACATTGTTGTACTTGTCGAACTGATAACCCCAACCAGAGTCCATCACTAGATATGAAGATGAACCAATTGAGTTTCTTTTAGCAGTAATGTCTGTAACTTCTGAGTCTGCATTGTTGATTGCATCATCAAAGTCTGGTGATACGAAACCAACACAATCCTTGCGAGTCTCAACCAGTGTCTTTATTGATGAAATAAGTGTGGTTGATGCGTTACCAGTGACTATTAGAGATACATCAATCTCTTCTGGATTTGCGAAGTAGTCATAGCCTGCGATGCGGTCTGCATCAGTAACAGGTGCATCTACACCACCAGTTAGTGGCTGAACAGTTCCGTTTTCATCACCGACAACTGTACCAAAGTCTGTATTAGCGGCAGTTGTACCCCAACTTACAGCATTTGTGGCAGGGTTTGTTACATAGATATATTCAGACTGGTCATTGATAACATCAACATAGTACTTTGAAGAACCATCGTCATTAGTTGCGTCTGAAGCAACTGAGAGGAATGAGAACTTCTCTAGAATAGTATTAGCAACTGATGAGAACTTGGCCCTTTCATCAACTACAATGATGTGAATTTCATCATTTGCTCCACCTCTAGAAGAGGTATAATCAGAAGTGCCTGTTACTGAATTGAACTCATCAGCATAGGTCCAAGCACTAAATGATGTTGAGTTTGCAGATGACCAGTAAGATACCTTGATTGAGTTACCTAGTTCACCTGCATACTTGGCTGCAAACATACCAACATTAGCATCTGCTGAAAGGTCTAGATAGTTTAGTTCATAATCGTCACGATTTGCGATATTAATTGCTACTGTACCTGATGTTGCGTTTTTCCATTGTGCTGTGTTAGCTGAACGTACAACGCGAAGATTTCTGGCATATGCTAGGAAGTTAGCACATGTAAAGAAGTCTACGAATGTGTTTGCATCAGGTTTACCATAGATGCGAGCCAGGTCTCTCTCGCTAGAAATAGAAACGACTTCATTAATCGGTCCCCAAGAGAATCGCCCAGCATAAGCACCTTCTGTGGTACCTACGGCTGGGACAATAGTTGTGAGGTCGATTTCTGAAACATTTACACCTGGGCTAAGTTGAAAAGCCATGATTTTTTCTCCTTTAAGTAAAAGATTCAGTAATCTTTTTTCTCATATTATTTATAAAAATGAGTATTTATAGTTTAGGTTCCCAGTTCCAGTCATCAAAAGGATACATCTTCTTAGCTTCAACCCATATATCACCCTGTTTATCTATTTCATAATTATCTTTTAGACCATCATCAATAATACCAAATGGAACCAAGTCTTGATCCATGATATTTAGTTGTTCTTGTTGTAGTGTAGTTCTAATATCATTCATTACACTTTCTTTGAAGTATCTTTGACTTGCAAGCCAGCCAAATAATACTAGTGTCATAGCCAAATCGTCATTATTACCCTCTTCAGCAGCAAATGATTGTCTATCTGCTGAAAATGTAGTCAACTCCATGATAGTATCAGCATCATGAAGAAGAAGTTTATCGTTCTCTACAAGTGTCTTTAGATTAGCACAACCAATACGCTTGACTTGAACTGAAGTCTTGATACCTAGCTGCATCTTTGGCTTGAAGCCTGGAGTAACTTGCTGGCCAGCACGACCTTTTGTAGCAATCTTTAGCAGGTTTTCATATGCCAATTCGTGGTGTAGAATGTCTGCTACTTGCTGACCGATATCATTCACTTCAACAAGAATGAACGCTTCATTATATTTTTTTGCTATGTTGAATATAATTGTCGGATACAGAAGAGGTGTAATGGTGTTACACTTGTACTTTGCTACCTGAACGTAAGGTATCTGAGAAACATCTATCACTGAGAATGCTGAGTAGTCTAGACCTTGCCCTCTCGCAACATCGACTGAGAGGCAATATGTTTTACCCTTTTCTGGTGCTACATATTCATGATAGTGTGGTTCTTGATAGATAGGGGTCTTGAATGCCAATGCCCTGAGTTTAGCTGGATTG